CTTCATCTAGCTATCCCGTACATTTGGCTCGCACACTCGGGGGTTTCGAGTCTCTGATGATGTCCCTATAGCGCATCCATACTTCTGCAGGATCAGAAGTACCTTGCTAGAGTTCTATGAGCAGCTCCTGACCGCGGTGGCTGGTGAAATTTGAATCACTGGCCCTACATTGCAGGACCGCACTCTGATTGTCACCACTGTCATCGCTCTCCTTGGCCTCTGCGGACTCAGCAATCTGGGGTAGCCTTCCACAGTAAATCATGTTCATCTCCGTGTCAGTACGGCAAGAAGTCTTAGTGAGGGGATCTGGCTTCAATCGGGAGACGCGTCCTAGGAAAGGTCTCTTCGTGGAGATGTACTCAACTTCTCTGTTCCTGATGAAATCGCTTTAGGTGGCTCGGCTCATTAGATTTCTATAATTGACCCGATTACCACTCTGCCTCTCTTTGGCCTCCTTCCACGCATCTTCGTCCAGTCTTTGGAAGTGGTCAGTTGCCGATGGAGCGACGAAGTCGTGATACTTCTACTTGGATTTCACGCCTACGAAAAACTCTATCCAGGGGGACCTCTAGACACGCTCCCATTAAAATTGGCGGATGGTTGTGCAGTTCTGGAAGTAAGAGAATATCTATATCTAATCTTCATGGCTGAGCTATCCAAGATGTGGGCTCCTGCAAAGGGATAAGGCAAATTCCCTTGTATTCTGCTCCGTCCAGGGATTGTCGAATCTAGCCGCTGCGATCTCCGGAGTCTTTAGTCCCTTGAGCTTGGTAAGGTGCTCCAAAATCCAGCTAGTCTGAACACTATTCTCTGTATTGTATCCAGTGGCTCTGTGGACAAAGAGCTTGAAGCTTCCAGGATTACCACAAGCCATCAGGAGTGAGTACCAACCAAAGTTGATAGCGAAACTGGTATTGCATAAAAGGACATTATCGTGCACATACCATGATCCGGATCTCCTTGGCCTGAATCGGATCTGGGCATTCCCATCTACCATATAGAGACCTTCATTGAAAGGAAGCTCATATTTTCCTGGCAACCCGCAGAAACCGCCTCCGACACAATTGTACCAATCTCCTGGCTTTGTATTGGCTGGTCTCCAATCTTTGAGATAGTAATGGGAGTCGATCATGGAGTAAATCACGGTAGATTCGGGAAGCTAAGGGTCATGGTCTTGAATATAGCCATCTATGTATTCGTGATCGGGGCATCCTGGCTGCCACTACCTGCTTAGGACATTATTCATGTTTTTGCGCTTGTACTACTGATCGTACTCGTTGTCGACTGGACGAACCGAGACATGACGTATAGATCTCCTTCTTCTACACAGTTCGATGGCTCTCTAATTGGCATGTGGGTGTGCGCTGTGAAGACTGAGAAAGCAGTCGTTCCTCTGATGGTTGCTCCAAGCGCGGAAGCTCACATGCTGCTCGACGCGCTTTTTATCCCTCTCAAAATGGGTTCTGATGGCATTGAGTTCGGCAAGTCTACGAGGGGGACACTCCTCGGGTACCGGATACCAAACGTCAACGTCCCATCTCAGACAGGTGTCCAAGATTGACGTAGTCTTGGCATATTTGTCGCCCACACATACTATTACTACCTCACTAGTGTCATCATTCAGCTCCAGAGCCATACTGATCACCTCATTCCAGTGATATGTCTATAATAGGTTCACAAATGTGCGCAGGGCTGGATGGCCCCCGCTAGTATGCGCTGACGACTTCTTGGCATCTGGGTGGAGATCTAAGCCCAAATTTGTGACGTACTACCAGAAATCAGAAGGGAGCTGGCCTTGGATGTTGATCCGGATATCCATATGGATAAAGCCGTTGGGACCAATTCTATGGGGCCTCAGAATGAAAGGGTTGTACTTCTGATCGCACTGATCGTTACTGGTGGCTCTTGCATTGGGCGATACGTGGCTACTCAAGACTAGGCCTACTGTATTTTCTGAGAGGGCCATTTTGTTTACGGTTTTGACTTTTAGTTCTTGTTCAGGAGGGGTCATGATCGCAAACTTTCGAGACAGCTGGGCTACACACGTGTGCGTCTCGAACTGGTTCCGGCCATACACGGTGGGCTAACCCTTAAGATCAGCAGTGGCGAATTCTCTCGAGCCAAAGACTCTGTGGGTGTGGGGAGGATCTTCAGCCAGCACTTCCATTAGGGCTTCAACTTAGCCTTCCTTGGGGCAGGCCTTAGTCCCAAATATTTCTGACCGGAGTCTGTAGGTGGTCACCACCTTCTTGTTTGCCTTCTCGAAGAAATTGGGACGCTTGCCCTTCTGCAGAGAAGCCAGATAGAGATATCCCATTCGGGAATCAGGGATTGGGACGCGAGGGTCTTTGCTCAGGCCTAGCTAGTACTGGTGAACGTACTCAGCGATCATGGCATCGCTGTTCGCAGTCTCTGGAAGTGTTGCGGGATCGATCTGGAGATTCTTTCTGATTGCATAGTGTATTGCACTTCGAATCTTCCCTTCATTTGAGAGTTGACCGGACTTGATCTTTTTTTAAAGAAGCTATCTCTCTTTCTTGGCCCGCTCTTTGTGAAGTTGGTACTCTTAATTAACCTTCTGCAACTTCCTTTGTGCCTTTTATGCCTTAATGAGTCCACTGTTCTGAGTGACTTGAGCTTCCCCATCCTGAGGCTTGGACGCCAATACGAAAGCCTGCTGGAGCTATTCGTAAGAGAAGCGCTTGACATTGGCTTTCTTCCTCATGACGGCGAGACAAGCATGGCCCTCTACTAGGACTACACATGGGAAAAGTGGGGTTTGACTACGACCCAGGACCTTTTTCTCTAGGTCTTTCTCCTTGTGTTGAGCTATCGTGGCTGAGAACTCGTGCAGGGTCATGAAAGAGATATTTAATGCTCTAGTGACTATATCAATAGTATGAAGACCATGACCCATCCTCCCGTTTTCACCCTGCTCTTGCACGCAAGCTGCTTGACTGTAAGCGGAGTGGCAAGCGGCCTCGGAGATATGCCTCTGGGAGTAGGCTAGGTGCATAAGAGCTTTAGCAAAGCAGAGTTCGTCCGGTG